AAAGTATTTGATTTAGCAGGTAATGAAAAGACAGTTACTATTGCAAGTGGTTCAAGTTATTTAACTTCAACTAATCCTAGAGAGAATTTTAAATTAGTTAATGTTGCAGATTACACTTTCATTGCTAATACAAATACAACAGTTACAGCAGACAGCACTACGTCTGCGGCTAAAGTAGAAGAGTTTTTAGTTGTTTGTAAATTAACAAACTACGGTAGAGAATATAAAGTAGCATTGAAACACCCTTCAATGGCACAAGAGCTAGAAGTTATCTTTCAATTACCTACTGGTAATGATGCGGCTACAGATGCAAAATTTAGAGATACTAATAAAATTACAGACATACTTTTAAAAGGTACTTCAAGTACACATTGGGATAGTGCTGCAAACGGTATTGGTTTTAAAGTTGTCAACACTTCTACTGGTTCATCAGTATCTACATCACAAGGATTATCTAATTATTCTGGTTTTACTTCTCATTTCACATTTGAAGAATTTGACAGTGTAATTTATGGAAAACCTACTGATGGCAATGCGGCTTATACTATAACTACTTCAGATGGTTCTGGTAATACAGCCATGTACGCAATCAGAGATGAGATACAAGATTTTAGTAAACTACCTTTCTACGCAAAAACAGGTGTGATTATGAAAGTAACTGGTGAAGAAGGTGATGAACTATCAGATTACTATGTAAAATTTTCAGGTAAATCAGGTGTATGGAATGAAACACTAGCACCTGCAACATCACTAGGAGTTACAAACTCTACAATGCCTCACGCATTAATTAATAATAATGATGGTACATTTACATTTCAAGAATTAGCATGGACTGACAGAGTGTGTGGTGATGCAGACAGTAACCCTAACCCTACATTTATTGGCAGAAAAATTAATAACTTAACTTATTACAAAAATAGATTAGGTATTTTATCAGGAGAGAATTTAGTATTAACAGAAAATGCTTCTTTCTTTAATTACTTTGCAACAACTTCTACACAAGTTTTAGACACTGACCCTATTGATATAGCGGCTAGTGGTACACAAGTTAACACACTTAAAAACTCTGTAGGATTTAATGAAAGTTTATTATTATTTTCTGATACAGCACAATACAAATTAGATAGTTCTGGGGAAAGTATTTCACCTACTACAGCTATACTTAATGAAGTATCTTCATTTGAACATGATGATAAAGTTACTCCAGTATCAGCAGGTAAGTTTGCTTACTTTGCACAAGCAAGAACTTCAGGTACAGCAATAAGAGAATACTTTGCTGATGATGACACATTAACAAATGATGGTATGGATATTACTGTTTCAGTAGGAAACTTAATACCAAGTAACTGTTATCAAATTGTATCTAATACAACAGAAGATACATTAATATTTTTAACTTCAGCTACAGGTGATACTCAAACAGCACCTTTCAGTGGCACTGCGTCTTCTACAGATGCAGACACTATGTACATCTATAAGTATTTCTTTGATGGTGGCGAGAAAGTACAAAACGCTTGGTCTAAATGGACATTTACAGGTGCTAAAATTATAGGTGCTATGTCTTTAGAAAGTTTTATCTATGTAGTAATTTCTGAAGGGACTACTACAAAATTAGTTAAAATAGATTTAAGAAATTTAAAAGATGCCACTATAGGACATGGTGTTTATATTGATTTGAAAACGTCAGTGACAGGTACATACGCAAGTGGTACTGGCTTAACAACATTCACGTCACCTTATGGTGCTAAAACTGGTTTAATAGCTGTAGATAGAAATAACGGTAACAATTACACAGCTACAAACACAGCAGGTTCTACGTATACAATCGTTGGAGACCACACAGATTTATATATTGGTGTGCCTTATGAAAGTAAATACACACTATCACCTCAATATGTCAGAGAGAATACTGGAAGAGGATTAGTAGCGGTTACTTCAGGTAGATACCAAATAAGAAATATATCTTTTAATTTTGAAAACAGTGGGTTCTTCCAAGTGGAAGTTACTCCTACAAACAGAGATAAATCTACAAGTATTATGAATGGTTATATCATTGGTACTGCAACAAGTATCATTGGACAACCTGCTATTGCAACAGGAACTTTAAGAGTACCAGTTCAATCACAAAATTCAGAATTTACTTTAGATATAAAATCTTCATCACATTTACCTATGTATATTTCAGGTGCAGAGGTTGAAGGTTATTATCACAACAGAGCAAGAAGAATTTAATGAAAGAAAATTACGTAAGAAAAGCAGAATTAAAAGATGCTTTAGAGTTAGCTCCTAAAATGAGAATAGGAGATAGAAAAGAAATTATGGCTTCAAATGGTTCAACACCATTAGAAAGTTTAGTTATACCTTTTACACAAAAAGGTGCAAAGATTTATTCTATTATAGGTACAAAGTCAGAAGGTGTAATTGGAATGTTTGGGTCTACTCCTACTAATGAAAAAGACTACGGTGTAGTTTGGTTATTATCTAGTGAACATTTATTTAGACACATTAAACAGTTTATTAAAGAGTGTCCTAAATGGGTAGCAGAGATGAGTGAAGGTTATGAGTACGTCTATAATTTTGTAGATGAAAGAAATTGGAAAAGTTTAAAATGGTTACAATTCTTAGGATTTGAACCTAAAGAAAAAATAGGAGACTTTGGTGTCGGTAAGATGCCATTTTTATTAATGATAAAAGAGGTAAATAATTAATGTGTGATATTCAATCGGCACTGGCAGTAGCAGGAGCAGTTCAGTCATATCAACAAAAAAAGGCTGACAACAAAGCTATTAGAAGAGACCAAGAAACTACAAGACGAAATGCCGATAGAGGATATTTACACGACCTTAACAAAATTGACCAAGAGAAAGTTAATGCTGACATGGAGAAAGCAAAAGCTGAACTTAAAACTAAAGCAACAAGAGATGGAGAGATTGCACAAAAAATAAATTTAGGTAACGCAAACAATACAAAAATAGTTCAATCTATTGGTGCGTTATATGATGAAGACTGGAATGAAATTACAAGTGGTTATGATAAAGATATGCAATTATTTTCTAATCAGAAAACAGAAGCATACGCTAACATGACAAAAACTTATAACAGTTTAAAACCACCTACAGAACCATCAAGAGCAGGGCTAATGCTAGACATAGCTAGTTCATCTTATGATGGTTATCAACGAAGTCAAACTAACGCAGACCCAAAAAAGGATAATTAATGGCTGAATATAAAAGACAAGGCACTAACAAATACTATGGTGCAGGTAGTGCAGGGTACGTATCATCAGGCAGTAGTGTAGATGGTTTAGCTAAATCTTTAACTAACGCAGGTTACAAAATTGGTAAAGCAGAGGAATTAAGAATTGATAGAAAAAAAGATACGGCTATTGCAAAGATAGACGAGATGTATGCAACAGGTAAATCTTTTGAAACTATACAAGCAGAGATTATTAAAGGAGACCACCCAGAGTTAACTGGTAAATACATTGATGCTACTACAAATTATCATGCAGGAAAAGTTAAAGCACATGAAGTAATTACAGCTATTATACAAGGCAAAAAAGATAACCAGTATGATATTAGAGATGAAAGTACAAATCTTGACATGTTTTATAAGCAATATATGCCAGATACAAAAGCAATGGATAGTGCTACTTTATTAGGTTTCACTACACATTTTAATAAATTTAAATCTAAAGATGCCATTGCAGATGCAGACGCTAGAGGTGAATGGAACTCTGAAAAAAAAGTTATGGAAGGTACAGGTTTATTGTCTGACATTCCTATAGACACATTAAAAAAAGATTTACCAGATTTTTTAGAAAGTTTACAAATAGAGATGCCCTCAAGAGACGGCACAATGTCAACATTACTATATACAAATGCAGAAACTTTATCTGTTGTTAAAAGAAGTGCCATAGATATTATATCGAGTGCTAAAACAGAAGCAGATTTAGATAGAGCTGACATTTTATTAAACACTAATTTAGGTTATACAAAAAATGGAACAGCTATTGGCACTCTTTTATCGAGAAAATCAAAAGAAGTTTTAGCTATTAGAGAAGCATTAGAAAAAAAACGAAGAGCATTAGTTATTAATGATAGACAAGAAGCGTCATATCAAGAAAAAGAGAATGTTAAAGATTTGTATGCCTCTGTATTTGAAAAAGTACAAGTAGAAAGTTCTACTGCTGATATGAAAGGTGCTGACATGCCTATGAGAGATAAAAACTATTCTGAATTAATGGAAATTAGAGATGAATTTGAAAAATTAGGTGTACCTGCATTTTTACAAAATTTTGATAACATGTTAGATAATAATAGATTTATTGACACTGACCCTGCTGTTTATGACCAATTAGTATCTGATATTTTTGACGGTATTTATGAAAATCAAGAAGAGATAGCTGACGCTATAAATCAATTAAATTTAGACCCCAAACTTTTATCTTCAACTTTAGTGTTGTTTGACAAATGGGAAAAAGATTTTAACAAGAACAGAGGAAACATTCACGAAACTAATTCAATATATAAAAACGGTATTGGGTATATTGAAAAAGCTGTTAAAGGCAATTTTACAAATCAAATGGGAGTGCTTAAAGATAATGGCAATCAAGCCATCAGGAATGCACATAACTACATGAAAAGAGAAATATTTAATTTTGAAAATAATTGGGACACTTCTAAAAACGGTACAATTACAGACCCAGATAGAGACGCATTTTTACAAAAATTAGGGGATACTGTTATTAAATATTATAGCACTGATTTTGGTGTAAACCCTGTTATGAAATCTATGCCTGAATACGAATTAGAAATATTGGAACAAGAAAGAGAAAGACTAGTAAAACAAAAACTTTATGAAGAAACAGGTGTTACTAATTTACAAACGTCATTAAAAGATTTTCTTGAAACTAATGAATTAGAAATTGCCGCATTAAGAGATAAAGTTGCAAGTGGTTTTGATGACGGTATTTTCTTCAGTGATACAGACTTTTTTGATTTAGATAGCACAGACAAACAGCAATATATTGATAAAAACATTGTCCCTGAAATGAAAAAAATGTTTAAAGGTCTGCCAATAACACAAGAAGCTATCACAGCAATGGAGCAACAAGATTTTGATGCAATGAAACAAAACATTGCTGAAGCATTAGGTGGATTAATTTCTATTGAACAAATTGATATGGCTTTAAAAAGTCTAGTAACTAACGGAGGAAATTAATGGCTACATTTTCTACAGGAAATGACAATACAATAACATCAAGTACGTATGTTGGGGATTTAAAAAAACCTAACACTGGGCAACAAGCCCTAGAAGAAATACAATCAGAAAATTTTTACAACACTTTAAAAAGTTATTATTCATACAGAGAAGCAGACGATAAATTTAAAACTATGTCTCATGTAGATTTACTTGATTATTTTTATGAAGACAGGTCTTGGAGAAACAACAACACAGTTTCTATGGGTATGGACATGGCTAATGTCATGGGTGAAGATGATGAAACAAGAATACAAGAATTTGCGTACATTGCACAAACATATAAATCATTGCCTTCATTTTGGAATGACCCAAATAGAACTTTTGGTGCATGGTTAATTGATAATGGAGGAGCTATGATAGCTGACCCTGTAAATTTAATAGGTGTTGGTGTAGGTGGACAAGCCGCAAAACAAGCGTATTCTATTGCATTAAGAGCCGCTATTAAAAATAAAATGGCAGGAGAGTTATCAGAAGCTACTATAAAAGCCGCCGCTAATGAAGCACAAAAAGCCGCTATAGGTCAAGCTATGAAAAAAGGAGCATTAAACGAAGGTGCTGTTAATGCCGTTATAGCAGGTGGACAAGATATTATGTTACAAAATACTTCCATCAACGCAGGTATACAAGATGAATTTAGTTTAAAACAATCAGGCATTAGTACATTTGCAGGATTTGGATTTGGCACAGTGTTTGGTGCAGGATTTTCAGGTGGTGCGTTTAAACTAACTAACAGTAGTCTTGCACGAAAATCTATAAAAAATTTAACCGACATACATAATTATGGTAAGAGTACCACAACTGGTGCTAAACTATTTGATGATTTAACTATCACTAGCAAGTCAAGCAAAGCTGACATAAATGCTCCTAAAAATAAACAACCCCCAAAAACTACTAAAGAATATATTAAACAATTAATAAAAGATAGAATTGGTGCAGATGATAAACCACCTAAATTAATTATTAATGCTACTAAACAAAAAAAAGGTGGATATGAAAATTTTGTTAAAAATAGTATTGCAGAAATTACAGAAAAAACAAAAATAGATTTAGAAAACGGTAAAATAACTAAAGAACAAATGGTGGAAGACGCTGTTGCTTTAGGTGCAGATAGGAAAAAATTTGAAAAAATGGCTGATGATATGGCTAACTCTGAAGCATTTGTAAAAGCCCACGCCACTGTTGTGGCACAAGGAGACAAAATTAGAAGCAGGTTTGATATGATAGGTACACTAAGTAATGAGTTAAATAATGTTGATTTAACACCTGCTGAACAATTAGACATTATTAAAGAAATAAGAGCATTAAGAGATGGTTTAGAGACAGATGTTATAAGAAAACAGAAAGGTGCGGCTAACTCAGGACGAATGCAAGTTGCCCATCAAATAAATGCTGACGGAGACAGAGCCGCAAAATTATTAGTTGACCCTGAAGACCCTACATTAAAAAAGAAAATTACAGGTACTTTTGAAGAAGAATTAGAATATTGGAAGGCGGTAGGTAAACTTGGAGATAGAGAACAAATTATTGCCGCACACCAAAAAGCTAGAGATATGGATAAATGGGATTTGTTATCTGAGTATGTTAATAACAATCTTTTATCTTCACCAGATACACACATATTAAATATTATATCTGGTTTAACTCAAGTATTTTGGAAACCTGCAACAATGGCATTGAGAGGTGCTAACATGCTTCCACACGATAAAGCAAGAGCAGGAGTTATAATGAGAGAAGCCTTACAAACTTTTGTATATCAATTTGCTTACACAGGTCATGCTTTAAAAAGAGCAGGAAAATCTTTTTATGAAGGAAGAGCAATTCTTGATAGTACACACATGAAGCATGATAGTAATATTAGGCAAGGACAACTTCAAAGATATATTAGTGAAATGGGTAAATTATTTACCGAACCTATGGGAGATGTTGGTAGAGTTGTTCAAAAAGCTGTAGTAGACCCTATAGCAATTACTACGACATTGCCAATGAGAGTTTTAGCGGCAGGTGATGAATTTCTTAAATCAATGATGTTTAAAGGTAGAATGGCGGCACTTGTTAATTCAAGAGTATTAGAAGAAAGCCCAGATTTTTCTATCCTTAAAGGAGATGGATTTAGAGCAAAATATAAAGCAAAAAAAGCAGAATTAGAAGCAGACTATATAGATAATAAAACAGGTAGAGCAATAGATATAGGAAACACTGTTCAAGATAGATTAAATTCACCTCTTCATTATGCTAGGGAAGGTTCTTACACTAACCCTGCTAATTCTATAAACCCAGAAACAGGTAAATCAGAAGCTAGAATTACTGGTTGGATATTACAACAAACTGGAAAAGCAAAATGGAGTAGAGCATTAGGTCTTCACTTTATTAATACACCGTCAAACTTATTAAGATGGAATTTTCAACATTTACCTTTTCTCGGTAGATACCAATTCCAAATGAAACACATGTTAGCGGAAGCTGATGCACCACCTTTAACTAAAGACACAACCACATTTAAAAAAATTACAAACTTGTTAAGTAAAAGTAAAACAACAAGACCTTTTAGAGATGGTGTAGATAAACTTTCTTTAGGAAAGAGTGTACAAACTAGATACTTAAACCCAGAAGCGGCGGCTGAAGCTAACGCTAGAATACAAATGGGTTATCTTCTTTGGGGAAGTGCATTTGGTTTGGTAGCGGCAGGAAAATTAACAGGAGGCGGTAGCAGAGATTGGAGAGTTAACAGAGAAAGAGAAAGAAACACTGGTTGGCAACCTTACTCATGGAAAACCGCAGATGGTAGATATATTTCTTTAAACAGACTAGACCCATTGTTTACACCAATGTTTATGATGGCAGATTTGTTTGAAGCATATTCTAGTTATGTTGAAGAAACTGATGATTTACCACCAAGTGTAGATAAGAAATTTACAGAAGCCGCTATGGCAGGAGTAACATTATTAACTAGAAATTTAACTTCTAAATTTTATACAAAAAATATAATTGAATTATTTAACTTCATGTCTTCAGATGATTTTATGAATGAAAGAAGTCCTGCAAGAGCAGTTGGTTCAGTAGGTTCACAATTTGCATATAAATTAATTCCTATGTCTGGTGGTATAAAATATGTAAACAGAGTAACAGATGAATGGGAAAGAGATATTTATGATTTTATTGATAGACTTAAATTAGCAGACCCTAGAGGAATAGGTGACAGGGTTATGCCACATAGAAACATGTTTGGACAAACTATTAATAGAAAAACAGGTTGGTTGTTTGGTCTAGGAGGAGCAACTGGTCTATGGTCAACACCTTTTGCTATGACAAAATGGCAAAACAATGAAACTGCTAAATTTCTTGATACAGTTAAAAAATGGAATTATGCACCTCCTTCTAAAATAGACAGAGCAACTGGTATAAATTTAAGAAATATTAGAAACAATGACAACCAAACTGCTTACGATAGGTGGTTAGAGATTAAAACTGAAGTAAAATTTAATTCTAAAGGTGGAATTGTTAAGAACCCTAAAACATTCACTGGAAAAACTTATGATTTACAACAAACAGTGGAAAGACTTATTGCAAATAAAAGAAGTCAATTTTATAGTCTTCCTACTGGAACTGTTAATGCGGTAGATTATAAAGCACAGATGATTACTAAAATAGTTCGTGAAGTTGAAAAAGTAGCCTATTGGAAAATGGTTGATGAGTTTCCTGATATTAAAACAAGAATAGAACTTCAAGACAAATATAGTAAAGAAAGATTTAAAGAAGCTAAAACGTCTTATTTAGAAAACCTACTTAACTAAAATAGACTAAACCTGCTCTTTTAGTAAAACTAATCCAAATATTAAGGAAAATAACACATGGCAAACAGTTTTGTACGTTATACAGGCGATAACAGTACAACATCTTATTCAATACCCTTTAGCTATAGAGCTACAGGTGATTTAACAATCACTCTTGCAGGGTCAGCTACAACAGCTTATTCACTGAATGCCGCAGGAACTACCCTTACATTCAATACTGCACCTGCTTCAGGCGTAGCTATTGAGATTAGAAGAACAACATCACAAACAACTAGATTAACAGATTATGCTTCTGGTTCAGTTCTTACTGAAAATGATTTAGATACAGATAGTGAACAGGCATTCTTTATGTCACAAGAAGCTATTGATAATGCAGGTGATGTTATCAAATTATCAAATATAGATTTTCAATGGGACACTCAAAATAAAAGATTAAAAAATGTTGCAGACCCTGTAGATAATACTGATGCTGTTAACAAACAATTCATATCTACAAACTTACCAAATATTACAACAGTATCAGGCATTAGTGCAGACGTTACAACGGTTGCAGGTATTAGTGCTAATGTAACAACAGTAGCAAATGATGCTACAGATATAGGTTTAGTCGCTACCAACATAGCTGATGTTACAACAGTTGCAACTAACATTGCAGACGTAGTTACAGTAGCAAATGATTTAAATGAAGCTATTTCAGAAATAGAAACTGCGGCTAACGATTTAAATGAAGCAACTTCAGAAATAGATACAGTATCAAACAATATAACTAATGTTAATACAGTTGGTACAAATATTGCCAATGTTAATACAGTAGCAGGTATAGATGCCAATGTTACTACAGTTGCAGGAATTAGTGCTGATGTAACTTCAGTAGTAGGTATTTCAACTGCTGTAACTAATGTAAATTCAAACAGCACAAACATTAATGCTGTTAATGCTAATTCAGCTAACATAAATACTGTTGCAGGTATTGATAGTGATGTAACTTCGGTTGCAGGTATCTCTAGTGCAGTATCAGCAGTAAATTCAAATTCAACAAACATCAATGCAGTTAATGCAAACAGTACAAATATAAATACTGTTGCAGGTAACAATACAAATATTAATACAGTTGCAACTAATAATACAAACA